AAATGTTTTACCTGTACCTGCACAACCATATGCAACAAGATTTTTATTATCCTCGTATGCTTCAAATAAAATTCTTTGATTTTGTGTGAGAGGTTCAATCTCTCTCATCATATCAGTGTTAATTGGTTTCTTTCTCTTCATCTGCTTGGCTGTTAAACCTACACCAATAGGTTGATCTGATTTCTTTTTACGTGGCATAATTAGTCTACATCAAAAGCGGATTGAGTTTGAGATTCATAAGATCCCTTTTTAGCTAAACGTCCAGAGATACCTCCAGTTTTGTCAGCTTTCTTGAGGACTTCACCCCAACCAGGATTCTTATTAACAAGTTTATCTCTCCACTCACCAACCTCAACACCTAAACTTGGGGAATTTTCAGGAGTAAAATACCTTTGCCAATCAGGATTGTCTTCTTTCCACTGATCCCAATCATGAACGCTCATTGCGACTTCTTTTTGTTCACCAGTTTCTTTATTAATAACAGGATAGGTAGCCATAAAAGTTTACAAGGGATAGTTATTTAGACCAATCAAGAGCTTCTGAAACAGTAGGGAATTGTTCGGTAAATATACTACGAACTCCTTCTGCTACATCCATATGCTCTTTCTGTGTTCCATGTGCAGAACGTAGGTCAATGTAATGCACCCATGATCTGACAGAACCAGTCATGTAGATTCTAGTAGGTGTTGCTAGTGGGAGAACAAATCTCGCACACTCCTTTGCAACTCCCTCTTGTAGAAGTGCATTGTAGAGATCCATTGCTTCAGAAAAATGCCTAGCAATAAGTGCTTGGTATTCTTCTTTCTTCTCTTGTGGTATGTCATCATTACTATTCTGACGATTCTTCAAGTCCTGACTGCGAAGATCAGGAACAGGAATACTAGTATCAAGAAGATTAGTATCAGCATATCTCTGACTAAACTCTTGGAATGTAAATGATCTATGCCTTAATATCTGTGCTGCAAGTCCTCTAGTAGTATTAATCTCTACTGTCATGAATGCCTGTTCAAAAACACTCCAGTGACCGTGCTGAATACAATACTTAAGAAGACCAGCAAACTTATCGTTACCCTGATTGTTAGGGTTACTTACACGAGCAACATATGCCATAAGCTTTTCAGCATCTGGCGTTACACTTACTAGTTTAATCGGACTCGTCATCAAAGACCTCATCATAATCGGTGGGAAGGGGATGCATTTGAGTATAATTATCAAACTTATATGCATCAACATCTGAATATACTTCAGATTCTAAAACATCAACTAATTGCTTAAGGTTTTTAACAATAAGCTTCAATTTTTCTTTATCCATTACCTTTTAGAAGAAAAATATTTCTCTATCACTTCTACTTGATCATGATACCTAGCGATCTTATCCAACTCTACTTGGATTGCTTCACTAATATCAGAGTGCTCTCCAATACCTGCTGGATTTTCTAGATAAACATTTACGTTTACCTTATGCTTTTCAATCTCTCCATGAGCATGAGCTAATACTGCTCTAATTAATTGTTCTCTCATATGAAGTGCCATAAGATTATATCCTTTCTAAAATTATACATTAAAAAAGGGGGTGTGTAAACCCCCTTCTATCTTATACAGCAGTAAGTTTCTTTGAAACTTTGATTCCTCGATACATTAGATCGAAGTTTCTGTTTTGTGCTGCTTCAGCGAGTACTTTCTTGTTGTACTCTGCAGAGTCGTACTCGACTCCACGGTAAGTGACTTTTGCCATTGGCTTTACTCCAAAGTAGTAGGGATTTTACTCCGTTCCTTTAGTCGGCTTTTGCGTCCTCGTCGAAGGAGGATGAACGATTCCGTTCCGAGTCGGCTTACTTGCGTCCTGAATGTATCAGGATGAACGATTTGTGTTAATACTAACACACTTATATTATATAGTCAAGTAGGTTACTTATAAATGACTTCTCCCATAACATCAGGACATAGCATTGCTGCTACCAACTCCTTTGCCTTGGCGTTGCTATCACATAATTTATTCATCCATATTCTCTCATCCAAATCAACCTCACCATCGGTGGATATTATGCGACAACAAATGTCTATGATTCTATTTCTATAGTTTGTGCTTAACATGGTCTATTGCTGCGGGTAGAAGGGCATACTCTTTTCTCTGTATCGCTTTGGTTAGAGATACTATATCATCATTTGGTAGAATAGGAACCTCTCCTTGAAGAATTATTTCACCACCATCGAGTTCCTCATTTACATAATGCACTGTGCAACCAGTAACATCATCACTACTATTTAATGCTTGCTCTATTGCATGTAACCCTTTATACTTCGGAAGTAAAGAAGGATGAACATTTATCATAGGAGCAGGGAAAGCAGAAGGGTTTTTAATCACCCTCATATACCCTGCAAGAACTATAAGATCAACTCTCCATACTCTAAAGAGATCTATCATTTTGTCTTCATCTTTATGTGGAACTCTTACATGAGGAATACCAAACTTTGCTGCTCTCTTAACAGCACCACATTGTTTAGTGTTGTGTATCATCAACACAACTTCATGTTTATTGCATAATGGATTGGTAACTATGTTCTCGAAGTTGGTTCCGTTGCCAGAACACATAACACCTAGTCTCATTAGTTTTAATCTGTGTAAGGTGGTTCAGGTTCGTCAATACGATGTCTGTAATGTTCTGTATCAAAATAAGAAACTCCTGGTGGAGTTGGATCATCATAATTCATTCTCAATTTTCTTTGATACTCACGTTCATTTAATACTTCATTGATAAGAATCTTCATCTCCTTAACATATTCAGGAGTGAATAACCTACGAGGTTGAATAACCATACTAGGAAGAATTGCATTCCCATTCTCATCATGGGGATACACATTATCTGAACATCCCTTTGTTACGGGACCACTCATCCCTTGGGTATCAATCTTTTCCATCTAATGGTCTCCCATTCTTATCAATTAATCCAAGTTTTTTCACTTCTCCTAGATTAGATCTTTCTTGTCTCTTAATCCTTTTATATTCTTTCATAATCTTATCTACTTCATCCTTCGATACTCTTACATTTAACTGCGATCCTTCATCAGGATCAACAAATCCCACTCCACTTTTCTTTTTCTCATCCTTCTCTTCTAGATAATCGTTGATTCCATTTTGAATCTCACCCTCAATGATATCGTTGATTTGAGATCTCAACATCTCATTGTCCATGTTATTTTTACTCATAATTTTCTTTTCCTCTTCTTTTTCTCTGGTGATTTGTAACCATACTGACTTGGTTTAATAGTACCATGTCCAAAGTCTATTGCCTTAATAGAATCCTTGCCATATTTATCATAATACATGTCAAAAATATTCACCATTTTGTAACAACGTGTCACATCCAAATGCTGTGTTCCATTTTCAACATATCTAACGATATAAGCATCAGTTGGAAAAGACTTATCGTTTGCCTTTTCTTCTGTAGTCTTCTCTAAAAGAATTTCGCAGGAATAATCCGATGGTTGGATTTTAGATTCCTGCTTCTCTTCTGCCACTGGATTTTCTATTTTGGTTTTAGTTGTCATGAACGTCCTCCCCATATAATATCTGGATACGCTTCTCTTACCTGATCAAATGTAATGTTATACTTATCACCAAGTTTTTTATCTTTTGTAAGAACTAATACTTCTGCTTCTCTTGGATGAAGTCCTTGAAGAAGGTTAATAAACATCATCTCTCTACGTGTTGTAGTCAGAGTATTATTTCCACCCTGCACATAATGATATAAGTTCTGATATTCTCTTCTTAAAGATGTTCTACCTCTACCATCAAGATCTTGTCCTGTTGCAGATTCACCTCCTGCTGCCTCTCTAGCAAGGTTCTCTGAAAGACTACCCTTATATACTGTTTGATCCTGTGTCTCTCCATAGGGAACCTCTCCTTCAGGTAAGAGACTAATTACAGACTCATCATAATTCCAAAGAAAAATCATTTTTATACAGTCATGCTCATACTGCTTAAGTGCTTCTACTGTTTTAGTAGAAGTCTTCTGTAGAGATGCAAGATCTAATACTTCAAATACAAAAGGATTTGTAGGTAGAGAATCAATAGCAGGTGCTGGTTTAGTTGTTCTCTTCTTTGCTTTAGACGCAGCAGGTAATTTAGGACCGTCAGTTTCAGTTTTACGAGGTCTACCTCTTTTTTTAGTCGTCTTCGTCGTCGGTGTCGATGTCATGTGTTTCAATTCTTAGGGCTAAAATTTCATCGGGAACTAATTGTCCATTTGCATCAAACATTTCTGGATGAGTATACACTACTTGAGGTGTTGTCTCATAAGAATGCTGTCTTGCCATCCATCCTATCATACCTCCTACTAATAATGCAAGTATAGACACAAGGGTTGTAAGTGTCAAGGTTACTACAAGTGTTTCTGACATGGCACTGCTCCAGATAGTTTTATTTTTTTCGGATGTCCAAGTAACAATCAAAGTGAAAAACAATTTCTCTGTTCCAAAGAGCAATAAGTTTTCCGAATTTTACTTGAAAGGTTTTTGGTTTTAGTGGACTTCTTCTCCTGTTTCTTAAGAGTAATTCTACACCCCTATTAATTTGGGGGTTGTCATTATTTAGATTGCTTTTTTCTTCTTCCTGGTCTTTTGTCATGTCGATACCTCACTGCATCTTCAAGGATCTTTGCCAAATAATTTTTTATTTTTCTTGCTTGTGGTTTAGGAATGTGATGATATGCCTCACGCAATTGCTTATGATCATTATCAGAACCTCCTTTAATGTATTCTTCAAGATCTAATACTTCCTTCCCAAGTTCCTTTGCAGTAGAACTTTGGAGGAAAGCATCGACCTCTACTCTTGTTGTCTTACGATACTTTAGAAACTCATAAAATTTCAATTGCATCTTACCCTGATACGAAAGTTCAAGGGCATGTTCTATCATATCATAAACAGTTTCAAAGTCATTGATTTTTTTCATCAGACTAATTTTTTCTCCTTTAAGTATTGTACAGTTTCGGTGCATCCACCAAGATTAGTTCCATCTATTACCACTTGAGGAAAAGTAGACCCTTCTCCAAACTGACCATAGAATGATTTTTTATCAAAGTGATCATCCAATTTATATACAACATGCTTCAATCCTGACAACTTTAATACCTGAACTACCTTACTACAATATGGACATCCATCCTTTGAGTAAACCGTGAAATTCATGTTCTCTGACATTGGTGTTCAAAAATTTTATTTAGTATTGGAATGATTTTTGAGAGCATCTTT